CGTGAGATGCCACATCACCGCCCGCCGGGCAACGGCCAGTCGGGTCAATAGGCGCAATTTTCCGTGTTTGGCGGATAATACGGTTAAAACATAGAGGATGCCATAGCCACGACGCATGCCACGCGCGACCAGCCTGTGAGAAACGTAATTTAGAGAGGGAAATATAGTGGAGGCGAGTAGGAGAATCGAACTCCTGTACACGGATTTGCAATCCGCACGTTTTCGACTGATTTTAAAAGGTTTTTTGTGCATCAAACCGGAGGAACGTATCGGAAACATAACAAGAATGTGCGGCAGTAAGAATCATATAATAATGAAACGCTTAAGGACTAGTACGCGAACGTTTCGACGTTCGCTTCATACATGTGACTGATTGGCTTGGCGAACTGTTTAAGGACCGTGAGTTTAGAGCGACGGAGTTAGCCAAGATTAATCTACCCAGTGCCATCAAAACTCGGGACACTCTCGGTCTTACATTGACGCGCAGTGATAACTGGATAAATTGAAAAGAATATCGAAAGGGATTTTGAATGAGAAGCTCGATCTTAGCAGCGGCGGCGACGACAATGTTTTTTGTACCAAATGTCGTTCTTGCTGGCCAACTTGGCTCAGGCGGGGTTCTATCCATTCGTGATAATGGCCGAATAAATGGTGATCCAAGCTGGACGATTACCTGCGGTTCCGGGTGGGGTGTCGTGCGCCGTAGCGGCAACACTTGGACTGACAACTCTGGGAACTCATATTCAAACAGGCTTTGGGGCCTTTCACTTGAAGATTTCGCAAGTGAGATGTGTCAGTGATCAAGGTTAAAAAGCCGACATATTATGCTATGTTAATTTTGACGCTTAGCGGACCTGCCCTTGCGCAAGAAGGACCCAGCTACGACGATACAGTCAGCTTCATAAGAGATAAAATTGAAACTAAAATTCACTCTTTTGAAGTTGATAAAAAGACATGTGGTATCTCGATATCTTCTAAAGATCAGCTTCAAAGCGAGATATTTAGCTTTTCCTTAGCGGATGTAGATCCATCAGAGATACGAACCAATAGATCTTCAATAACCATAAATATCATTAACTATAATGATAGGATTAGAAGAGATTGGCAGATTTCTTCTTCGGCCTGTCGATCGGATGAAAAATGCTCTGGCACAGATTACACGGGTTCTATTTTTTTAACTGCTCTAAATAAAAACCCGGATAATTCCGAGAGATTAGGAAGAGCTTTTGAACATTTAGTTAGAATCTGCGGTGGTCGAGAGCAACTCTTCTAATTGTGATATAGTGAAATCAATGTTGCGCAAGCTCTACCCCAAGCTTTCTAAGCACTGCAATCCGCTCAAAACTCAGCTATTGTTAAACGCCTTTGTTTTGATTTGGGCCAAACAATTTTAATACTCCATCTGCTATCAGATCTTGTTTCTTGTCGGTTGAGGTTATTCGTCAAAGAAGGAGGAGCGGACGAAGTGCTTGAAAAGGGATCAGCCAACCTCCGATTGTAATTTTTGGATTAGTTGGAAGCCTGATTTTCCGCTAAAATTCACTCCGCAACAAACGGTAAATATTTCGAAACGTATTTTGTGTTAAAAGATTGAGGAATTTCATGATCAGATTCGTCCTTTGGTTAGCGCTATCTGTGATGGCATCTATGGCTCATAGTGAAACTGAGCGATTGGTATATGCAATGTGTCCGATGAAAGGGGATCTGTGCGGCTACGTTGACCGAGATGGCAGTTGGATAACTCCTCAAATTTTCGAGGTCGCACGGGCCTTTCCCAGCGGTGATAGTTTGGCGAGAGCGAAGCGGAATGGTAGCTGGGGCTTCATCGACAAAACCGGTATTGAGATAATCCCATTTAAATACGAAGCGGTGAGCGCTTTTTCCGACGGGGTCGCATCTTTTAAAAGGAGTGGGCATTGGGGTCTTCTTGATCGAACCGGACGTGAAATTGTTGCACCTAGATTCCAAGAGCGACTTGAACTGGCAGATGGTGCCGACCATACAGTGGGTAGGATCGACGGCGTCAGCTACATTATTGGAAAGTCAGGGTCAATTCTACGGTCTCCACAATTTGAATATATTTCACATATTTTTAGCGAAAATTTGGCAATAGCCAAAAAAGATGGAAAGTACGGTTATATTGATTCCACTGGAAGAACAGTGATAGAATTTAAGTTCGAAAACGCATTTGAATTTCGATATGGTTTAGCACGGGTACAGCTCAACCAAAGTATAGTTTTTATTAACCGCCAAGGGGAAGCTGTATTTAAACCTATGCATGCGAAGGTCGGTGTCCTTAGTGGTGGCTTCATAGCTATAGCAGATGCTAACGGCAAGTGGGGCTACATAGACATGCTAGGAAATGAGGTAGTAGATCAAAAGTATGACGAAGCCAAAAGTTTTCAGGACGGGCGTGCAGCCGTAAGTTTGAATGGAAAATGGGGCTATATAGACACGGAGGGAAATGAGGTAATCGCGCTACGATTTGATACCGCAAACTTTTTTCAGTTTGGTTTGGCATCCGTCGAAATCGGAGGGAAATGGGGAATATTGGACCATTCCGGTGATTGGGTAAGTCAACCGTACTGGACGTCCGCGACACCACTTGATGAATATCGAATCCGTGTTCGCTTCGCAAATGGCGAAAGGAGTGGGTTACTTGATCGCAATGGTGTTCCGGTTACCTTTTCGTTCAACGACGTGATGATGGCGGAACTACAGTCAAGTCAAAGGCAAGACGCGGCAAAATTGGAAGCTGCAAACGCCGAAATTGAGCGTTTACGAGACCAAGCTGAGCGTAGTGCGGTTCAATCACGCGTCTCAGAGCAAAGAAGTACAGCCTGCGACCACGTATACGTTGGAAAAGAATTTGAGGCACGAGGTGGTTTCTTGGGTCTTAATCAGCGCTATATCGTAATGGGGTATTCCGAACGTTCTGGCTTGGCGACTATCCGAGGAAAATACGGCGATGACTATCGACAAGAAGTAAGCTGTAAGGCAATCCCCTAAACCGAATATCGTGGGGTGACGCACTTCCATTCTTTACGTTCAAATTAAACAGCTATCGTGTCTAGCTCTCAGATTAATGCCCCGCAACGTTATAGTATGCTTGGCTTTACCGATATCTGGCCTATTCGGATTTCAGACTGCGCTTAGATGTCGACATTCATCACAGAGGCGAGCGGTGTCGCGCTGTGGCCCATTGCTAAATCGACAATATTTGTCGCATTGAGAACTACTCATTTACGGCTCAACAGGCACGGCCGTGCAGCTGCGGTTTGCCCGGATTGGGGCATCACCTTCAGACATGCCAGGGCAACTCGTATAAAGTGGCTCCAAGCAAAACTCTGCGTTGGGCTCCAATCCATATGGCGCGGTCACCTGATACTGGAACGTGACCGGCTTTGACCCGACGTTCTGGCTTTGCACCGGCCGATCGAGGCTCACGTATAGGCTGGCGTCTGTGCGCGGATTGCGGAAAGAATAGCGCGTTTGTCCGGGCACGATTTGGCAGTTTCGTCCCTCCTCGGTCCGCTCAATCTCGACCTCAATCGCACAGCTGCGCCCGCCCCCGCACCGGGGCCCCAACACGTCCGATCGAGATATCCGGAAAATCACATCCGGCCGCTGCAACAATTTAACGTCTTCGACCAGGTGCGACAGCGTCTCAGTATTCGCATCCACCTTGTCGCCTAATCGCCAGGGCGAGAACACCAATTCATTGACCACGGGCACATAGGCACCGCCCCATGCGGCGAAGGCCCCGATGACGGTGATGCGGAAGAACTTGCCGCCATCCTTTCGCCACTCCGACCAGTTGATCAGCCCCGCGCGCGGGGTTTCTTCTTCAGACATGCAGACAGGCTCCAGGTGCAGACATTTCAAGCCAACATGCCCTTGGGGACGCTCAGGAGCCTCTGGCGGGTTCCCTACTCCGGCCGCTCGCATTGGGCCATCGTACGATAGCCGCCCTCGGAGACTTCATGGGTTGCCGTTTTAACGACCCAAACGCCGGATGCAGCCGCGCTGAACCCGATCGGGATCAAGCGCCCCTCGGCCGCGATTGAGGGGTTCCCCGGCAGCTCCACCTCGAGCGTCTCCTTTGCGCGGCCGGCACGGCGCGACTCGGCCGTCGCGACGGCGCGCGCCTCTTCCTCAGAGCGGAACCGCTGACGAAGCCGGCGCACCGGCTCCGCGTCCCCGACCTTCACCTCTACATCTTCGGCCTTCTCGAGATCCCGATAGGTGGCGATGATCGTACCCGTAGCCTCGCTGAGCCCCCGGCGCATCGACCAGCGGGTGACATCTGCCTCCTGCAGCACCACTGTCGCCGTTGGCTGCCCCGAGGCTTTCACCCCCTCCGCCCTGCGGCCGACATAGAGAACGCCACCGGCCGGCTTCGCAATAAGGTCATGCAGCACCGCAATCCGGGTCAGAACCGACAGGTCGCTTTCATCCAGCTGATCGATGTGACCAGGCACGATAGAGCCCGCGGCCTCGGTCACGGCCGGCTCGAGCCCGTTGTCACCTGCAATGGTGGTGGCGATCGCCTTCAGCGTCATGCCGGCCGGCCAAGACCGGGACTTCTGCTGGCTAATCGGGGCAAAGCCGCTCTGCGTCTCGCCTTGCGCCTTGGCACGGCACACGGCCGTGATCATGCGAGGGGGCGAGCTCTCCTCAACCTCGTCGGCGATATAGAGCCCCATCTGCAAGAATTCACCGAGATACCCCAGGGCGATCGCGACCTCGGCCCCCGGCTCTGGCATTGCAAAGCGCGACAGCAGCGAGGTATTGGCGAAAGTAATCTCAGCAGTATCGGAGATGAAGCCGGCCGTGTCGGACACGCGCACCGAACTCAGCTGCGAGAACACGAACCCCGACAGCGGCACCCCGTTGATCGTGACCTGGACCAACGGCCGGAAATCCATCAGCCCCATAGCTGCGCCGTTTCAGAAGGCTCAGAGGTGTCCAAATCCGGCAACAGTATCCGAATGCCAGGATCGAGCACAGCGCCCAGCGCGCCCAGGCCAGGGTTAGCGGCAAGAACCGCCTCCACCTTGCCGCCCAGAGTGTCCCCGTAGTGCGCGGCCACAACCTGGTCCAGGACATCGCCCTCAGACGAAACGAAGTAGAGATCGGACACCGCCGTCATATCTTGCCATCCTCATTGTAAACTCTTGCCGATGCGGGATGCCTTGCGAGGCAAAGACTTCCTGCCCCTCGGTGACGCCTTCCACGACCCACAGGCCGAGCACCTTACCGATGCCAGACACCAACGGCAGTGGCAGCCCGAGGCTGGCCTGTGTGCGCATCTTATCGATCTGCTTCAGCCCGCCCCGGAAGTGGGGATAGATCACGCCCTCGAGCTCCACAGTCTCCGGGCCCAGGCCGGTGAACTGCAGCGCATCATTGGTCCCGATCCGCGCCTGCCGGGCCCACCGATACTCAGCCGATCGACTGAGCCGCTGGTAGGCTGCGTTATCCAGGGAGAACTGAAAGAACCCGAGCTGCATCATGACTTCTGCCATCGTTATCTCCCAAACGGCCCCGTGGCCGGCGCGCGATCGAATAGACCGTTGCCGGCGTTGCGTTGTTCCTCACGCTTCAGGAGCCGCAAGACTTCATGAGCGTCAGCCCCAGGCGCGTTGATCGTGTAGTGGTTGGTGACAGTTTGCGATGCCTGCGCAGGAGCTGCCGCCAGCGCCGGCGCGGCCGTCTGGGAGAATACGGCCTCGATGCGCGCCATCATGCCGTCGACATCAGGTCGGCGCAACTGACCGCGTTCACTCGAGGTAAGAGGAGCGGATCCCATGCGCCGCGCCGGCTGCGCAGGAATACCCACCCGCGGGATGCTGCGACGCACCTTGTCCAGGACACGGGCTCCTCGATCGCTGACCGGCCGCGCACCCGAGCTGTTGCGACGCAGCTTATCCAGAACGCGCGCGCCTCGATCCTTTACCGGCCGCGCGGCCGGGCTGAACACAGAACCGACACGATCGGCATAGCCGGCCAGCTGGCGCATGGCGCGGTTGTTCGCCACGTACCCCGAGCGGTTCTCGAACTTGAGCTCCGGACCGAGCTCGCCCGTCAGGTGCCAGCCAGGACGGAAAGGTCCGCCCAAGGCGTTCTTCTGCGGTTTGATTCCGTATAGCTTCTCTGCGGCCGAGCTGGTCATCGGTGCCGCGGTGTCATTTGACGCAGTGTTGCCAAGCCCAGACACTTTGCCAGGCTCAACGCGCGCGGCCACCGCAGAGCCGACGGCCGAACCGATCGCATTGCCGGCGCGCTGCGCGTTCTCATATCCCCATTTCAACGCCTCAATCACGGGCGTGATCAAGGTCATCAGCGTGGTGAACTTGTCGCCGATCCAGGTCAGCACAGGATCAATGGCGGTTTTGACCGCCTCCCACGCAGCACCGATGCCACCGGTCGCAGCCAGCCCATCGATGACCGGTTTCACCAGCCCAGACCAGGTCGTGTCGAAGACGGACCCGATCGCACCGAGCGTCGTGTCGATCGCACCGGAAAGGGTCGACCAGGCGCGCTCGATCGGCGCGGTCACCCCCATCGCATCGGTCACCGGCTTGATCACATTGTCATAGATCCACCGGAACCTGTCGCCGATGCCGCCCAGGATCCCGTCCATGACCGACCGCGCCGACTTCCACATCCGCCCGAGCCCATCGGACGCGCGCTGCATATCACCGGAAAAGGCGCCAGCGACCACATCGCCCAGGCCAGAGTAGTAAGACCCGATATCGGACAGCACCGGCCCCAACACGCTGCCAACCTGCCGCCACGCGGTCTCGATTGGCCCCGTGATCCCCATCGCATCCGTGGCCGGCTTGATGAGATTTGAATAAGTCGCAGAGAATACGGCACCGATGCCGCTCAAGGTCCGATCGAAGAACGACGTGGTGCCGTCCCACATCGCCCGGACACCCTTCTCGGCGCGCTCCATATCCCCGGAAAAGACGCCACCGACGAAGTTGCCGAACCCCTGGAAATATCCCTTCGCATCGCCCCATAGACCCTTGAACCAGGGCGCGACGCTCTCCCAATTGCGGTAGATGAGATAGGCCCCGCCCGCGATGACGGCTATTGCCGCCCCGATCGGGTTCATGACCAGGGCAGACCCTATCGCCCGGATCGCCCCAACGACGATCGGCGACGCTGTGGCCAGAGACAGCATGGCGCGGCCGAGGCTGAACACTGCGCCCCCAAACTTGGCAACACGCATGATCGTGCGCGACGCCAGGACCGCCCCGACCACCATCCCGAAGTTTTCCCAGCCGCCAATCATATCAGCCGTGCCTTCGGTGACCGACCAGACCACGGACCCGATCGCACCGATGCCCGACGCGATCTCGCCGATGACCGGAAGCGCCCTCTCAGCGCTATCAGCAAACCCGTTGGCCCACCGCTCCACCTCAGCCCGGTTACCCACCAGAGCGTCGCCGATGCGGCGCATGGAGCGCGTCACCACCGGCATCAGTGCAGAACCGACCGTGTTTTTCAGGCCGGACATGACCAGCTGAGTATCCAGTAGCGTGTCCTTGAACACTTCGGCATCCCGCGCAGCCTGATCCGACAGCACATAGCCGGTGCGCCGCGCATCCTCGCGCAGCTGCGTCAGTCCCTTAGAGCCGTCCTTCAGCATGTTGAGCAGACCGATACCCGATCGCCCGAACAGATCGTTTGCGAGTGCTGCCTTTTCCGCCTGCGTCTCTACCCCCTGCAGCTTGTCCGCGATCGAGGCCAGCGCCTCTTCTGGCAGCTGATTGGCGAGCTGGCCGGCTGACAGCCCCAAAGCGTCCAGCGCGTCCTTCTGGGCACCGGTCCCCTCGAGCGCCAGACCGATGTTCTTGGTCATTTTCTCCAAAGCGCCATCGAAGGTGCCTGTCGCAACCCCGGAACGCTCCGCCGCATAGCGCAGCTCCTGAAGCGCGCCCAGGCCGATCCCTAGCTTGTCGGCCGTCTTGGCAACATTATCCCCGAGATCCGCTGTCGAATTGGCAAGGCCAAAGATCGCGCCACCGGCCAAGGTTGCACCGATCGCGATCTGGCGCGCGTTCCGGCCGATGCCGGATGCCATATTACTGAAGGTGGACCCGACACGGCGCGACGCTGCGGCCGCGCGGTTCCATCGCTCCTGGGCGCGGCGCAGATCCACAAGCGTCCGCTCGAGCTTTTCATACTCACGATCGAGGTGCTCAACGGACTGCCCCTGCTTTCGCAGAACATTGCGCTGGCGATCGAGCTCCTTTTGCCGGCGCTCGACACCCTTGATCGCATCGCCGACTTGGGAAAGCCCAGATTTTAGGAAGCCCATGTTGCGCTTGACCGACTGCTCGAGAACCGAACCGATCGTGATCGTTGCGTTTAGGCGTTGGTTTTTACTCATTCTTCGGAAGGCCCTCTATCCACCAGATGAAACGACTGACCGGCATGGCCATGATTTCACGCTCGGCCCATCCGGTGTGCCGGGCGAGCCGAAGTGACCCCGCCCGGACTTGTTCACGGGTCAGCCAATAAAAACCGAGAGCGCCGTCTGCAGCCGGCTGTACTGGCGCATTGTCATCGAGCGCACAGCTTCCGGTGAGATTTCACACAAGTTGGAGATCAGCGCGATTTCAGACAGAGCGCTGCTGGAACCGGCAGAATCCGCAGCCAGCTGATCGTCAACGAACGGCTCACGCATCTTCAGGCTTTTGACTTCCGTCCCGTCGATCTTTGGCGGCCGGCTTTCAAAGTTGATCGTAAGCGACCCATCGTCATTTTCGACCAGCCAAGCCGGCTTATTTTGATTGTCCATGAGAGCTCCTTACAGGCCGATGTTTGCGCGGTGCTCGGCGAGCTGATCCACGCCGCGCACTTTGCGCACCATATTGACGACATCGATCTCGTTGATATCGACGCCACCGTGGACCTCACGGTAGTACCGCAGGCTCACCGTGAAGGTCAGCGACGGCTTCGTCCCCGAACCCCAGGTACCGCGCGCCACCGAGATGATCTTGCCGTGCATGTGATGCGCCACGGCCGTCTTGGTGCCATCCAGGCTTTCAAGCGACCCACGCGCCGTCAGCTGAACCACCGAGCCGTCTTTGATGCCCCAGAGGGACAGCACGTCACGGTCGTAAGACGTGAGCACGAAGGACGTGGTCATCTTCTCTTGGCCCATGTCGAGATCGATGGGCGCGTCCATGCCGCCCCCGCGGAACTCTTCGGTCGAAACCGTCAGATCAGGGGGGCTGTATTCCTCGATCTTGCCCGCATGGCCACGGCCATCAACGAACAGATTTAGATATTTCAGGATATCTTCAGCAGCCATCAGTTAAACACCTCCTCGATGTAGTCGTTCACCAGGTGCGAACGGAACGTGATATGCTCGGCCGGATAGACCGGGGTAAAATCAAAGTTGAAGAACACTTTGCCGAGCTGGATATTCGCGGCCGAGTTCAGGTCCGGATCGGCCCAGCACCGCCCGCCCAGGATCGCGCCCAAAGCGACCAGATCCCGAAGGTAGGCATTCACGCTTTCCTCTACGTCCGAGACGTAGGTTTTGGTGATGCCCCGATCGACGGCCCACAGGTGAGCGCGCAACAGCGAGTCGTTGATGATATCGGCCGTGCGACGAACGCTGAGGAAGATCCACTTGGTATCATCGGTCAGGGTCCGGTTGCCCCAGAGACGGTAGCCATTCTGGCGGATCGTCGTGGCAACCTTGGCCTCGTTCAGCAGATTGGCGCGCGCACTCGCATCGCCCAGCTTGAAATCAACCGGCCGGCTGGTCCCGATGACGCCGCCCAGCAGATTGTTGGATGGCGATGCCCAGAAACCGGTGTCGTTATCCACCTTGGCAATCAAACCGGCAACGCGGGACGAAGCCGGCACCGACACGATATCGGAGCCGACCATAACCTTGTGCCACGGATCGATCAGATAGATGCGATCCGACCCGAAGTCGCCGGCTGCGGTGATCGCGTCGGCATCGTTGGTGTTGGGCCCATCGGCGATGATGACAGCGCGCAGACGGTCACCGATGCCCTGCAGCTCCGCAACGACCGGGTTGGCGTTGCCTTCGGGGCGTTGGTGGGTGAAGCCAGGCGCGATCAAGATGCGCGGGGAAAACCCGACAACGCTCTCGGCACCAACCAGGGCATGCACCCCTTCAAAGTTGCCATCAACCGCGTTCACGCCACCGATGACATTGGCGAGGCTTTCAGCTTCAGTGCCTCCCTCTTCAACCCGCACAACGATGACGACCGCGCCGATCTGGTCGAAGATGCCGTCCATCGCGGCCGGCAAGGTGCCGAGCGCGGTGCCGACGGTGTCCAGGCCCGCGGCTTCTTTGCGCGAGCCGGCGACCAAGACCGGTGTGTTTAGGGGGAAGGCATCGGGATCGGCGTCGGGCGCAGTGCCCACAATGCCGATGACGGATGACTTGACCGTCTGAATGGGACGTGGACCTGCATCGATCTCGATGACCTCGACGCCGTGAAGAAATGCCATAGTGACCTCGCTTGCGGATGTGAACTGTTGCCCAAGCATTCCACCGCGCCGCGGCTCAATCCTCTGGCGGTTCCCCCGCGCGCGACCAGCCGGCGAGATAGGCGCGGTTCATTTCCAAAACACGGCAATAAAGCCCGCCTGGCGACAGCTCCTGCGGCGCACTCAGCTCAAGGGCATGGGCGCAGATTTCAGAGCAGAACCACTGGTCCTTTCGATGCCGGCGCAGGTTCAGCGCCTGTGAGGCCAGCAAGCCGACATAGTCGTAAGGATTGCCAAACTCGGCGATCACCCGGTCGATCGCGGTCGGCCCCGCCCAGGGAATGGCGACGAACTCCCAATGCCCCGGTTTGAAGGTGATCGACTTCTCCCGCACACCGCCGTCCCGGCCGCTCGATGACCAGGCGCTCGTTTCCAGCCCTTTGACAGACATTGTCGGTACCGCGCGCAAAATTTCAACATGGCTGAACGAAGATCGGGTGACCCAACGGATCACCCGATCGAGCGGCTGCCCGCGCCCTTTGTAGAAAGCCAAGGCGATCACAGGCTAGATGCCTTGGATTTGGGCAACAGCTGCATCGAACTCAGTATCAGCTTCGGCTTTGGCAGCCTCAAAGATACTCGCAATCTTTGCCTCAATATCGGGGTCTGCATCGGAAATTGCTGAGAGGCTGGCGTTGGTCTCCGCCTCGATCACTTCGACGAGCAAAGCAATCTTTCTATAGGATGCTGCTTTATCAGAGATGATCGAAAGCAGCTCCTCTCGGCTTTTATCACGAGCAGCTGCTTCGCGATCAATCAACGCAAGCTCATCAGCGTCCGCGCCTGCAGCATTTGCCGAAATTTCCGCCTTAATTTCATATGCAACGAGCTTCCCGGCAGACGCGCTGGAAATACGCGCCCGGTAACTATTGGCACGTTTTGCAACTTCGCTTTTTGCGGCGGACTTCAAAGCGGCCCCAATTACCTCAGGGGCCACTCCACGATCACGCACCGAGGACACCTCGACCTGATCATAAAGCGACCCGTTGTGTTCGACAGTGATTTTCATAATTTGCCCTCCTTATAGAACAAAATCGGTAACGTAGTTCCGCGGTGTGCCGTTCGCGTCACGGGCGATCCCGCCAAGCATGTCCTCCCAAGCGTTTGCCGTTGCCCCGTCCGGACGGGTAGACGGCACACCAGTGCCGTGCCGATTAAGAAATATGATGGGGGAACCGAAGCAGGCCACAAATTGCGCGCCAAGCAACGGGTCACTCGGCAGGTCACCTCGCCAAACAATGTCAATTTCTACTGCTGAAACATAGCAAGGCGTGTCTTCACGAGTGCTTGCTGTGATGAACGCATAGTTACCCAATTCAACCCGGCATCCGTTCAACAAATGAACACCACGAAAACCGGTTCTGAAGATTACAAGTGAGCGCAGCTGTGTCGGTGACACCCCCGCGACAAAAGCAGTTTTGATCACCATATTCGATTGGCCTGCGCCACGAATAAACCCCAACTCTCCACGGCCGCAAACGATTCTGCCTGCGTGCTCATCCCCGGCGTTGTTCAACACCTGCTCGATAGTTGTCGACCCACCAGCATAAGAACTTATGTAGACAGTGCGATCTCCAATGATCCAATCTCTATCAATCGCATGATAAGTGCTACGAAGAATGATACTCACAGCACCGTAATCGCGCGTATTATCTAAAGCACCCGCCACAGTTTCAAACGGGTTCTGGTTCGTCCCATCGCCCAGTTCATCGTCGCCAGTATCGGCATTTACGTTTACGACTACCTTGGCATGCGTCGCGTCAGCGATGCCCTGCAAATCGGCGGCCAGATCATCATAACCGGCTTGCCGTATGCCGAGCTGCGTTTGCGCTTCGGTAATTGCGGCCAAAACATCCGCATCGACGTTATCTAAAAACGCATTAATGCGGGCATCCGTCGTATTGAGAGCTTCTGCTGCGGCTTGGATCATAGCAATGTCGGGGTCGCTCATTTATACCTCCAGTGCGGCAACTCGGGCCGTCAGGTCAGTGATTAGTTTCGATTGATCGCGGATCAGCAGACGCTGTTTTATTTGCTCGTCTGCGATAATGCCGTGGCCCGCCAAATCGGTTAGAACATGGCGATAAAGCGCATCTTCATCTGCTTCGATGATGACCGAACCTTCAGGCGCAGCACTTAGGTCGAGATGGTAGAAAACGCGGTAGATGGTGACACCAAACCCGCGCGCGGTAACATCAGCCCCAGCCCAGATGCCAATCAGCGTCCCATCAGCTGAAAAGAAGCCGATCTCTCGCATTGAAAAGGCAGGCGTATCGCTAGGCACCTCCGCAATGACCCGCCATCGCTGTGGCGCAAGGAAGCGGCGGTTTTCGATGGGCACACGCAGGCGTTCATTGACCAACGAGGTTTGGGATGCGGACGGATTGTAGGCCGCGCCACCACCATCGCCAAAGCCAATCTCCGTTATTGCGACTTGTGACGCGTTTCCAGATGCCGCAGCGAACAGCGGGATCGCTGCATTTGTAATTAGAGATGTAGGCACTAAGGAAGCTCCATAGTCATGATAGCCTCATCGACCATCAAATCAGCGAAGGCTGGGGAAACAAAAAGTTCGCTCGAAGTGGTCTCAATCGAGCGCACTGTGTAGTGTGAGCGGACCGGTTTGACGGCGTTCAGAAGCCGATCAATCTGGAACAAAAATCCTGCGTCGATACGATATCCAGCCGCGAAAATATCAGCAGCGGGAAAATCCAAACGAAACGTGTGAGGATCCCCACCATACTCGAACCACTCCGAAATCGTATTGCCGAGCCCGAGCGAATTTAATGCTTCGACAACCGCGCGACGCGTTCCTTTGTACCGATGGACGGTGATGGAGCTTTCAAGCACTGCGCGTTTAACGTCTTCCGACCAATAAGGATCCCACTCCTCAACCGAGAGCGCCCAGGCCAAATAACCCAAAAGTGGCGCTGGAATGGTCTGCGGATCCCACAGCGCCGAAATAGGATCAGCTGCCCCGAGCAAGCGCCCGGACAACTGTTCGAGATCATACTCGATCTGTTGCGCGTTTGGCGGAAGAATAGAAGGCAGGTCAGACATCACGCCCCCCGACAGTAACAGTCACGGCACTACAGTAGGCAGCCTCGGAACTTTCAATCACGATATCAGCCACCGGACTGATGAGGGTCACCTTTTGCACCCCGACTTGATGAAGCGCCGCGTGCAAGCCCGAGATCGTAATATCATTTCCCAAGCGGTGCCGGTCCTGGACAAACGCCAGAGCCGAAGCGGCCGCGGCCGAGCGTACCACTTCGGCGTCGGGCCCCTCATAGAGCGTCAAAACTGCCTTCAGCTGGTAGGTTACGATCGTCGCGCCTTCGACGATCACGTGATCTGTGATTGGCCGAATATCCTCGTCATTTAGCCTATTGGAAACAGTCTGCACCAAGGCAGGATCACCCCCTCCATTCCCTGACGTAGAAAGTACGGTAACCAGAACTTGACCGGGTGACGGAGACTCGACGCTGATATCTTTGACCTGCGGAGATGCCGAAAGCCCCCAGAACACATAGGAACCCCGCGGCCCTGCGGTGGTGAAGCCTTCAAGCGCCAATTGAACTCGCGATCGGAACCGAACATCGTCCTCGAGTACTGCAAGCACAGGAGGAACCGCTGCAGGGTCAGCCTCCTGAATTATGGCCCGTTCAACGCCATAGAAAGCACCAAGATGGTCCAGCTGAGCGCCGATCGCGAACGCAAGCATGTTACCGCGGCCGGCATCATCGACCTCGGCACGCAAAAGCAGCTCTCGGTACGCCCAGGCTTCGAGCACCTTTGTGATTGGCTCGCTTTCCAAATCGACGATGGGTGCGAGGTCAGGATCCCGATCGACAAGCCAGGCTTTGACCTCCGCTAAAATAGTCTCAAAGTCCTTTCGATCGATGATCTCCGGAGCCGGTAGGCGATCGAGGTTAATTGCCGTGAACGCGCTCATCCGACCTCGATCCCCGCGATGGTGACTTCGCGGCCGTCGGGTAGATAGCGGCCGCTGAGATCAATGATAATTTTGCCAGGCTCAAAGGTCCGGAGCGTTACCGTGTCCACATCGATGCGCGGCTCCCATGTGATCAACGCCTCGGCCGTCGCCGCGATGATCGCCAGCTTGGTCGCCGAGGAATACGGCGCGTCGATAAGATCGAACAAACGGGATCCGTAGTCGCGCCGCATCACCCGCGACCCGATCGGGGTCGTCAGGATATCCCGGATGGATTGCCGGAGGTGGTCGATGCCGCCCAATTTACGGCCTGTGAGTGCGCTGATCCCATACATGCGCCCACATT